GTTATTGGCTCGCGTACAAAGTCTAAAAACTAAATCTGTGTAAGTTTGCGGAATATTAGAAAAAGTCACAGTAGCGGTATTAGTACCTATAGTTTGCGAAGCAAGATTGAGATAAGTTGTCGGCATTGTATACTCCTACGCTCTTAAAATTCCATAAACAGTAGCAACCGTACCAGGTTCCCAGTTGTCTAAATTATTAATCAAGGAAACTGTTGTGATGGCACTTGTGGAACGATATAAACCTGTACCAAAACTTATGCCAGAAGAAGAAGCAGTAATATTTGCAAAACTGAAAAGTGCAGTTTTTCTTACAGCGTTTGTATAACTAGGTAGATTAATAATTGCTAAACCCGCAGGGCCAAAAGCAAGACTGCCCACCGTGTCAATGCGTATAAAACTTGCAGAGGTAACGCGGTCAGAATTTGGATTACCACCCGCACCGTATAAACTTGTCCAAGAATAATTAGTTGCTGTATCTGAATTAAATCGCATGATGAACTGACTGCTTCCACCTGAACGACCATGCAATACAAATACCAAATCGGTGTAAGTTTGCGGCAAATTACTAAAAGTAATAGTAGGTGTTGGTGACGATATTGTTGTAGTTGCTATTGAATCGTAAGTAACTGGCATTTTTTATCCTTTGATTCCGTATAAAGCAACAGACATACCTGACGCAAATGTTTCGCCTGTTTCTGTGAAAATCCTGATTGAATTGATGGCACTTGTATTAGCCCACACACCGCTTCCTAGAGTAGTTTCGTTTCCAACCGTTGCATTTGTGTCATAGCCATAAAAACTACGGACTGTTTTATTTTTTGCCGTAGAAGAATAATCAGAAATATCTATGATAGAGGCACCACCTATGGCGGGGCTAGTACCGACACTCCAACCTACCAATATTTTATTGGTCAGACCTGAAGAACCTACAGTCACTCCAGAACCAATACCGCGTAGTCGTTTCCAAGCATAATTAGTATTAGATGGGCCTGTATCCGCATTGAATTGCATATAAGTATCACTAGCACCACCACCGCTAGCCAAGCCAAATATTCTAATTTGTAAATGTTTGTATGTAGACGGTATTGAACTGAATGTGATTGTTGAAACACCCGCAGGTGTCGCTGTTGCAATAGATTCAAATGAACCAGGTACTTGTGGAGTAACGCTGTTTGAAGCCGCAGAAGCCAATGATGTTCCATTAGCGTTTGTGGCTGTAACTGTAAATGTATAAGCCGTTCCTGCGGTCAATCCTGAAACTGTAATTGGGCTTGATGCTCCTGTGCCAGTAATACTGCTTGGTGATGATGTCGCTGTATAACCAGTAATTGCGCTTCCGCCTGTTGCGTTGCCAGTAAATGCAACTGATACTGTCGTGCCTGTACCCAAGTCTGTTGCAGTTCCGATTGTCGGTGCTTGTGGAACAGTTGTTGCAGTAATTGAATTAGAAGCCGCTGACGGAGCAGAAGTTCCAACCGCGTTTGTCGCTGTGACCGTGAATGTGTAAGCGGTGTTAGATTGCAAACCTGTTACAGAAATAGGAGATGATGCACCCGTTCCCGTAAATCCACCTGGTGATGATGTGACTGTGTAACCTGTGATTGGAGTTCCACCCGTGTAAACAGGTGCAGTAAATGTTACATCTGCGCGACCATTATTGTATGCGCGACCCGTACCAACATTGGTCGCCGTTCCAATAGTGGGTGCATCAGGAACATTTCTGTCACCTGACGATGCAATGACTCCAATAATAGGCATTAGGAAATATCTCCTACCACGACCCAGTTGTTAGCCGATAGTTTGATACAAGTTGCTGAAGAATAGCGTGTGCGCAAACGAGGTTGATTTGCTGTTGCACCTGTTGAATTGATGGTTGTGGTTGCAGGAGTTACAGCCTGAATGGTTGTTTGACCTGTTCCGATTTGAATAACTGTTAATTGACTTCCTACAGGAAAATCTACAGAAGCATCTGTTGGAATTGAAAATGTATTTGCTGAACCAACATTCATTGTTACTACTTGACTGTTGTTAGCAAGAACCGCTGTATAAGAGGCGGTTTCAGGGTCAATTCCTAGATTGATTTTTGCATCAGTAAGAGTCGGGCTTGTTCCAAATACCAAAGCGCCTGAACCTGTTTCATCAGTAACAGCCGCCGCAAGGTTTGCAGAAGATGGTGTACCTAACCAAGTTGCAACACCGCTACCAAAAGATGTGATGCCTGTTCCGCCATTCGCAACAGCAACAGGTGTGGAAAGAGAAACTGTTACATCACCTGATGTGCCTCCACCACTTAAACCTGTGCCTGCAGTTACGCTTGTAATATCTCCTACAGAAATAGAATCACCTAAAGAAACAGATGTACCGTTGATTGTGATTGCAGAATTCGTTAGTGAAGAATTGCCGATATTAGAAATCGTGTTGCTTGCACCGCTGATGGTTTTATTTGTAAGTGCTTGAGAACCTGAAAGCGTTGCTACTGTGGAATCAATCGCTAAGGTTACGGTTCCTGATGTTCCACCACCAGTAAGACCAGTTCCAGCAGTAACACCTTCAATATCACCAATCCCAAGTACATAAGCAAGAGAATTCCAAGCAGTGACACCATTACCAATTTTGCCTTTATTTGTGTCGGTTTCATAACCCCACTCACCTGATGCAAGAACAGGGTTAGCAGATGTCCATTGAGCGGCGGTTCCTCTGCGTACCTGAATTTGTGTAACGATTGACATTAAGGTGTACCTCCATCAAAGGACTGCGTTGCTGTGGTCGTAGGGTCGCCACCGTTGTACGGTGCAATGCTATCAAACACTCCACCATCAATGTTTGTAACCGGGGGGCTAACAGTGACCCATTGGCTCCCGTCATAAACTTTCAAACCATCGCTTGTGTTGTAATACAAATCGCCTGTGCGCAATGAGGGAGTGTTTATATCCGTTGCGCTCGCAGGAACATTTGTAGGTGTTAAGGCTAAACGACTCATGCAATATCTCCAACAACAAGCCAGTTATCTGTGCTTGTTTGAATTGCTGTGGCTGATGAGTATTGAGCGCGTAATGTTGGTTGTGCCGCAGTTGCCGCTGTTGAAACAATAGTTACACCTGCCGCACCTACGATAGTCGCAGACCCTGCTCCATAACGAGCAAAAGTGATTTGTGCGCCTACAGGATAAGCAACGCTTGCGTTCAGCGGAATCGTTGCTGTGATAGGTGAAGCATTAGAAAGTGTTACTAACTTGCCATTGTCTGCTAAAACAGTTGTGTAAGTTGTGCCAGTTTGTGCATTTGTTGCGGTATTCAAAGCAAGAGTTACAGCCCCTGTTGTGCCGCCGCCTGATAAACCAGCGCCCGCAGTTACAGCGGTAATATCTCCGGTAGGAAGGTTTGTTGTTACATCAACGCGAGTATCTGTAATGTTTCCTGCATTGATTTGTGTAACTGCCGCTCCGACCAAAACAGTTGCCAAAGAAATTGAGTTAGCGGGAGTTGCAGGAGCAACAGGTGAGCCTGCGGGAGTTCCCGCGATTACTTGGAAAATAACATCATTAAACGCACCGGAGTAATAAGCATCTTGCACTGTTGCAACAATGCGGTCAATGCGTGGATTTGTCGGATTAGAAGTTGTAATAGTCAGCGTTGTATTTGCATCATTGTAAACAGTGTAAACACCCATATTTGCTTGTGTTGTGCCGACAATCGCCGCCCAACCAGGAGCAACAACAACTGACATACCTGCAGGAGAGTTTGGGCTAACTGCTAGAGATGATGAACCCATGATGCCAGTAGTGGCAAAAATAGCCTGCATTGTGAGGCGGTCATTTTCAGCCGGGTGCGACCCGTTCTGTAACCATGAGGGCGGTGTGCGTAGTGCCATTTATGCTCCTAAATGTATGCAGACTGCCATTCTACGACAGCCTGTGTAGTTCCTGCGAGAGTTCCTACGCCTGTGAAGTAGAAGGAGTTATTGCCGGGTTGTGCGGAAAACCATTCTGAACCACCTGAGATTAAAGTATTACGGGCAGGTTGTCCATTTAGTGTAATCAATTTATTGTACAAATCAATTACAAATTCATCTGAACTGCTTAGAACGACATTGAACAAAAGTTGTGCGCCCTGTGTTGCGTTACCAACCTCCGGATTTGTTATTGGCCCGTTGATTGTGATGATTGGGTATGTGTCAGTCCAGCCTGTGTTTGTAATTGTTGTTGTCAATGTTCCTGACCCACCACCGTAAACGAGGTTATAGGTGCGGTTATAGATACGACCTGATGGTACTGAGTAGAGCAATGTTGCGGTCTGTATGTTGGAATCATAATAACGAGGGTCGGGGCAGAAGAAATCAACCTGCGCAATAATTAAACCATAGGTGTAATTAGGATTAACCGTAGAGCGTAAAGCGCGCACGCGGGCATTGATTACTTGCTCCATCTCGCCCTGTGCCAGCATAAAGTACAAAGGGTTTGTTCCCGCTGTTTGTGGCAACAATACTCGTTGCAAGATATTGAAATTCTCTTGTGCGCTCGCTGTTGATGTGCCTGTAATGTTTAGACTCATCGTAATATATCGGCCAGCCAAAAAATCACGACCTGTGAACATGCCATCTGCATAACCACGGTTATCATCTTGATTGCGGATACCAGGCAAACCTTCTAGGCCATCAATAGAAAGAATTTGATATGGAGAGCCTGTACCACCAAAGACTTGCCCATTGAATGAAAATGAATAATTTTGAATGACTGCAGGCATTATTGAGCAACCTGCACTATTCCAGCGCGAGCCGCGTTTAATCCTGTCATCTGTACACCTGACCTTGTTGTGCTTGCAACCTGAACCGTCTGACCATATTTGACCACAGATACAAGGGCTTGTGCGGTTCCTTCAGGGTCTGTCAGATTGATTCCGTTGATTGTCACATTACCCACGCCACCAACAGCCTTCACAGCCGCCTGTGCCGCCGCATTAATAATTTCTTCTTCAGTCTTATTTAGTTTTGCGGCGGTTGTGCCAATATCTTTTGAGGTTGTAACTGTTACGCCGCCACCATAAACCGCAGGTGAAACAGTCTGTACAGGTTGTGTTACTGCAAAAGTATTAGGCAAAGTTACAGATGGTGTACTTCCTAGTTTTGCTAATGCGGCCGCAATCTCTGCAATCTTCTTTTGTAAATCAGCCAATTTCTTAGTCATACGCTCATTGATTGCGTCAATAGCCTTTTCAAAAGCCTTCATAGCATCTTCAATGGCTTTGTTTAAGGATTTCTGCGCTTCTTCCAAAGCCTTATCCATTTGCTTTTTGGCTTCTTCTTGAGCCTTTGCCAATGCCTTGTTAGCGTCAGCCATTGCCTCATCAAAGTCAGCCTTAGATTCTTTAAGCGCCGCATCAAGTGCCGCATCTGCTTCTTTCAGGCTCTCATCACGGATTCTCTTAGCCTCTAAAACAGAAGCATCGTAATCTTTGAGTGCTTCAGAAAGATTGTAGGCAAGGTCTGAATTAACTTCTGCAAGCATACGAGCAATGTCAGATTGGGTAGCCGCATACATTTCACGCAACTCAACAGTTGCAAGATTGTTTGCTGTAGAAAGATTGGTTGCAATCTTGTCCATGCCCTCGTTGTTGAGTCTGTCCAACTCCGTGTACATGGCGCGTAATTCTTTTTGTTGGTCAGGCGATAGCGAGCGAATCTGCTCAAGCATTGCAAGGCCTGCAGTTGGGCCTGCTTCAACAATCTGCTCAATAAATGTTTGTGCGTAGCCTTGCCCTGCAAGTTCTCCTGCGCCCTTTTGTAAATCTTTGGTGGCCTTTAGTTGGTCCTTGATAACATCAATAATGCTGATGCCTTTTTCTTTGGCAGTTCCAAAGATGTCAGAAATACTAATTTCAGTACCTTTTTGCCACGCATCGCGCAAGCGTTCACGACTTTTTGCGACAATATCAGCAAGTTTTTCTGCGCCTTGTCGTGCAATATCCTGACGCTTTTGTTCAGCCGCTCTTTCTAAACCTGCAACTTTGTCTATGTAAGCGGCTTTTAATTCTGCTTCTTTACGCGCAAACCCTGAGTTAATGTCCAAAATAGCCTGTGCATGTTTCTTGCGTGCGGTTTCATCGGCTTTTCTTTGACGGTCCTCAGCCTCTAATTTAGCCTCTGCAAATCTATCATCGGCATCTTTTATCTGCTCACGATAGCGTTCTTCAATCTCTGCTTTGCGCTCTGCAAATCTTTCTTTGGCTTCTGCAATCTTTTCATCACGGGCAATAGCGGCATCAGCGGCATCTTTTTCTGCATCGGCCTGCGCCTCGCGCCATGCGTCTAATACATCGGCTTCTTTTTTGCGTAGCGCTGTAATCTTTTCAAGGCGTTTTGTTTCTTCTTTGGACATCTCGCCTTTAGGGTCTTTAGAACCAGCCCAAACATCTTTTGCTTTTTTGCCAGCCTTCTCTGTTTCTTCTCCGGCTTTCTTACCTTGTTTGGCTAGATTGTCTAGGCTACTTGCTAATTCTTTTGCCTTTTTAGAAGCCTTATCGCCCAAATCAGAAATTCCATCAAGGCCTTTATTGACTATATCTAATGCGCCTTTTGCATACTTACCAACACCAGGCAATTTAGATAATGCACCCAAGAACAAACGCATTGGACCTGTAACTATTTTTGCAATGGCTTCATATACTTTAGCGACCATTGGCACAATACTTGCAAAAGCAATAAGAGCGGCTTTCGCCATACCAATTACTGCATTGCGGAATGTTTCATTACTTCTGAATAGTTTGACCATTGCCGCAGTCAATAAAGCGACTGCAGTAATAATGATTCCGATTGGATTAGCCTTTTGCGCAATGTTTAATAACTTTTGTGCAATCTCAGCGCGTTTTACCGCCGCTGTATAAACACCCCACGCGATAGCGCCTGCACCAAGAACAGTAATAAATACTTTAATTTCTGTGATGTTCTCTTTGAAAAATTTGATTAGTTTTTCTAACATCGGAAATACAGTATTACGCAGAAAATCAGTGAACTTCATAAAGGCTGGCAATAAAGCCGCGCCTATTTCCTGTTGTAAATCTCCAAACTCCTGCTTGAGTTTAATCATGCGACCTTCAGGCGTATCAGCCAGGGTCTTGTTAAAGTCTTTGTAGGTGCTGTTTAGAACTTCTACGATTGCGGCGGCTCGTTCAGATTCACTTCCATTGGAAATCTTTTTCTTTGTATCTTCATCAAGTACAAAGCCGACACGGGTAAGAGCGGCAAAATTACCATTCAACGCTTGCGCTAATCCGTTGGTCATCTGCTTGTAATCTTCAGATGATGCGGTAGCGCCTTTCTCTGCAGTTACATAATCCAAGATTGCAGGAGTAAGTTTGCTGATGGTCTTGCCTTGCAAATCAAATGTCGCTAATTGTGATTGCGTAGTCGTGATGTTTTCTTTAGAAGCAACACCAACTTTTGATAATGCTTCTGCCTGCGCGTTGAGAGCGGCTACCTGCGCCTTTGTTGCTCCGCCTGTTGTAAGAAGAATCTCGCGCAAACGGGTTTGTGCCTGCTCTGCTTCTACTGCGGCGGCTACAGATTGTTTGAAGAAAGATACAACCTGAGTAGCGGCAAAAGTAACACCGATAGTTGCGGCAAGGCCTTTTAGTTTCGCGCCAAAGCCATCAAATACACTGTTTGTTTTTTCTACACTGCCATCAAGATTCTTTAGAGATGCTTCAGCCTGTGCTAATCCTGATTTAAGTTGAGCAACATCGGCCTGAATCTGTACCAGGATTGGAGGAATATCAGCCATTTTATCCCCTCAACCTAGATGCCAAATTGGTAGTAAAAACTCTTGCCAAAGTTCCATTGGATTGCAAATTGCTTGCCGCAGGTCCTAAGTATGGATATTTTACGCCTGGTTTCCATCTTGGGTGTCCAAGTTCAACAGCCCTGGCATAAACCATGGTGGCACTGACTTCAACAGCGTAGGTATTATCAAAACCTTTTTGCACTGCAGATGTTGTAATACTTCTGCGCAAGTTACCTGTTTGTACATTAGGACCAGGGCGACCTGAAGCGTTTACTTTGGCTTGTCGCTCTACCGCTAGACCCGTCATTGTGATGGCGTATTGCACCGCCAATTCAATTTTATCTTCTGTTGCTTGAAAGCCTGCAAGGACATCAGATAGGTTGGTAATTGTTACGCGTGCGCTCATAACTCTTTCTCCAACCTATCTGCCCTCACTTCTTCTGCCATGCCTGTTATTGCTAACAGCCAATCCGCTGTTGGTGCTGACAGGTTATCTACTTGGTCAGGTGTCCAACCAAACTTGTCAGCAAAAACATAATAAACCCATTGCTCATCAGGATAGGTGAACGCTTCATGGCGTTCGCCGCCCTGCATCAACCACTTTAAGCGTTGGAGTTCTCGGAAGGCGCTTTTGGGTCTGCCTCGTTTTCAGGCGTATCAGCCAAATTAGGGAACAGAGCCTTTTGCGCTTCTTTTGTGTGTTCTACTAATGCGTCATAATCAGCAATTTCTAATTCATCAATGCTGTCTGCTTTGATTGCAGGAACAGGAGCAGTCAAAGACCATTCCTCAATCAGCATTGTAATTAGTGCGTCATTCATAGCCATTGCGCGAGTTAAATCAGAGCCTTCAATATCAATGCTCTTGTACAAACGCTTTCTATCGCCATAGCGAATCTTTGTAGCGTCTTTTAGTGTGACTGTTGCGCCTGATGGCAGTGTTACTTTTTTAGACATGTTGCCTCCGTTGTTTGTGCCTTCCTACTATCTTACTAAGGAACAGGGGCGTGGGATAACGGGGAAGGCGTACCGTTATCAACCAAACCGCCCCTGTTCTGAGTCTATGTTATGCGTAGGTTCCTGAAGTCTTTGCGTTCTGCAGTACCCACTTGATTGGTGCGAATCCACCTGAAGCGCCATCATCAGTTGTATTTGATTGTGCGTTTAGGTCAATAGTGACTTGTACAAAGTCCTCACCGCGCTCAATTACTGCGGCGGTGTATGCACCCTTGGTGAGTGTTGCTTGAATCTGCAAAGCAGAAGCACCTGAACCGTATGCCCAGTTAAGGACAATGGCAGGTTGTGTGTTCTGTAGGAAGCGGGTTAATTCTGTATCTGCTTCCATCAAGAATGTAATCTTTCCTGTTACTTCCAAAGGTCCAAGGAAGATGTTGTATGGATTCTGAGTTGTGCTGATTCCATAAACAGGAGTTACAGGGCGTGTCATATCAATGTTGCCTGTCATTGCAGTTGCAACAGT